CATAATTATTTCTTTTTATTAATTACTTTCTAACGATTCTATTCTAGATTTCAAGTCCTTATTTTCTTCTGATAATTCTTGTATTGCTTTAATTAAAATTGGGTAAGTTTTCATTGGATCTGTTTCCCATTGTTCGGGATTTTCTTTTGAAACTAATCTTGTGTACTCTTTATTTCCAAAAGTTTCTTCGACTTGATCTAATTCTTGTGCGATAAATCCATAATCTTTTTTACCTTTTCTAGTTCCATCTCTTGTATCCCAATCAAATTTAACTGGTCTTATAGCTAAAATGTAATCTAGTCCATGAGGTATATCTTCAATATTTTTTTTGTCTCTTAAATCAGAAAGTGATGAAATAGATGTATCCGCACATCTTAAATTATTAGTGTTTCCATTTCCTAAAGTAAATTCATTACTAACTGTTGTAGATGAAGATTGTGCAAAATTACCTATCATGGCATTGTTGTCACCTGTTGTATTTTGACAACCTGAATTAAATCCTATTGCTACGTTTTCATCTCCTTCTGTATTGTCACGACCAGAATTTCTTCCAATAAATGTATTTTTACATCCTATTGTACTATTAAGCATTGCCGCCGAACCAACTGCTGTGTTTTCAGCACCTGTTGTATTATTAGCAAGTGCTCCTGTTCCAACCGCTGTGTTACAAGCACCTGTTGTGTTATCTAATAAAGAACCACATCCAACAGATGTATTATCATTTGCTGTTGTATTATTTGATAAAGCGCCACCACCAACTGCTACGTTATTATCTCCAGTTGTGTTATCATACAAAGTTATATGACCAAGTGCAGTATTACATAAACCCTCTGTATTTTTAAACAGAGCGCTATTTCCCATAGCAACGTTTCTACATCCTGTAGTATTTTTATCCATAGCACCATCACCAAAAGCATTGTTCTGACCACCTGTTGTGGTATCTCCTAAAGCATCATGACCTACTGCTGTGTTTGAACCAGCTGTTGTTGCTGTTGTTAAAGCACCATTACCTACTGCCACATTTTGATCTCCGTCTGTAGTAGCTTGTAAAGCACCTTGACCTATTCCTGTATTGGAATGACCTGTTGTGTTTGTATTTAAAGCATAATAACCAAGAGCTGTATTATTAGATGCTGTTGTGTTATTTTCTAAAGCACGATTACCAGATGCTGTATTACCTGTACCTGTTGTGTTATCCATTAAAGCACAAAAACCAATTCCTGTATTATTATCACCTTCTGTGTTTTCATATAAAGCATACCTACCAACTGCTGTATTACTATGACCTGTTGTGTTACAATTCATTGAATTATTACCAACAGCTGTATTGTGAGAAGCTGTTGTGTTCACTTGTAAAGATTGTCTTCCAACTGCTGTATTACTTGCTCCTGTTGTGTTTGCATTTAAAGCACAAAAACCTAATGCTGAATTATTTGCTCCTGTTGTGTTTGTTTCTAAACTATCTTTTCCAACAGCTGTATTATTACTTGCTGTAGTGTTATTTCTTAAAGCACAAAAACCTAATGCTGAATTATTTGCTCCTGTTGTGTTTAAATTTAAAGCACCACAGCCCACTGCTGAATTATCAGCACCTGTTGTGTTAGAACATAAAGAATAATATCCTAAAGCAGAATTATGTGTTCCACTTGTATTTAAATATAATGATCTATATCCAACACCTGTGTTTCCACTACCTGTGGTTCTAAAAACAGCTTCAGAACCAACAGCTGTAGTATAGTTTGCTGTTGAATCTCTTGCCGCATCATAACCAATTCCAGTATTATCTTGTGTAGTTGTAATATCGCATAAAGCACCTTTTCCAACAGCAGTGTTTCTTGTACCTGTTGTAAGTGCTAATAATGCAGTTCTTCCAACTGCTGTGTTGCAACTTCCTGTAGTAGCTGTTTCCAATGCTGAATGACCAAGTGCTGTGTTACAACCAGCTGTTATGTTATTAGCAAGTGCTGAAGTTCCTAAAGCTACGTTTTGTGTACCTGTAGTATTATCTATTAAAGAACTATTACCTATCGCTACATTATAATTTGCTGTTGTATTAGCAGCTAAAGCAGACACACCCATAGCAACATTACCAAGACCTGTTGTATTAGCAACCAAAGCTAAATCTCCAATTGCTACATTACCTGATGCTGTTGTATTAGCACCAAGTGCACCTCTACCCACTGCTATATTGCAATCTCCTGTTGTGTTTGCGTCTAATGATAAATAACCCACTGCAACATTATTAGCACCTGATGTATTTAAATATAATGCTCGTCTACCAACAGCAGTATTGTTATCTCCTGTATTATTTTCTAAAGATGAAGCACCTAAACCTGTGTTATAATCTCCTGTATTTCCATTAAGAGCATTAGTACCTACAGCTGTGTTTTCAGAAGTTGTTAGATTAGCTTTTAATGCACCTTTACCAACAGCTACATTACAAGTTCCTGTTGTGTTTTTACATAAACTTTCAAAACCAACTGCTACGTTATTACTAGCTGTTGTGTTAACTTTTAAAGAATCTTTTCCAACTGATGTATTACTTGAACCTGTTGTGTTAGCATTTAAAGCTTTAAAACCTAAAGCTGCGTTAGCTGTTCCTGTCGTGTTTTGTTGCAACGAAGCTCTACCAACAGATGTATTTTCACTTGCTGTTGTATTTGCTGATAATGCACCATGACCTACAGCTGTATTGTCAGCTCCAGTTGAATTTACTGATAAGCTACTTGCTCCTGTAGCTGTATTTCTTGAACCTGTTGTATTTCCTTCCAAAGCATTTATACCTAAACCTGAATTTTGCTCACCAGAAGTCATGCATCTTCCAGAACCAGCACCGACAAAACTATTAAGACCTCCTGTAGTTGTGCCTTGATACATAGAGTTATATCCAATAGCTGTATTACTTGACCCTGTTGTGTTACCACCTAAAGAACAAAAACCAACAGATGTATTACTATCTCCTGTTGTATTATTTGCCGCTGAATTACGACCTACTGATGTATTACTATGACCTGTTGTAGTTGCTTTTAATGCTTGATAACCTATTCCTGTATTACAGCTTACTGTAGTAGTGTATAGAGCACATGTTCCAACAGCTGTGTTTTGTGTACCTGTTACAACAGTATTTAATGCTGCATGACCAACAGCTACGTTGTCATTAGTTGTAGTTAAATTTGCTAAAGCTGTTGAACCAATAGCTATATTATAATCTCCTGTTGTAAGTGCAAATCCTGCAGCTCTTCCAAAAATATCATTAAAGGTTCCTGTAGTAATTGCAGTTCCAGCATTTCTACCTACCGCTGTGTTTTTAGCACCTGTTGTGTTAGCATGTAAAGAACACGAACCAACAGCTGTATTTTCATTACCTGTTGTGTTATTATAAAGAGAGGCAAAACCTATTCCTGTATTTTCATCTGCTGTTTCATTTCTAAACATAGACGTACTTCCTAAAGCTGTATTATTATCACCTGTTGTGTTAGTGTATAAGGCATTTCTTCCCATAGATACATTGTCAGAACCTGTTGTAGTTGAAAACTGAGCTTGAACACCAACAGCGGTATTTTTTGCACCTGTTGTGTTTGTGTACATAGCGCATCTACCTATAACTGTATTACAATCTGCTGTGGTGTTAGCAACTAAAGAATTAAACCCTATTGCTACATGATTAGCACCTGTTGAATTATCTCGCAGAGCATTAGTACCCATAGCTGTATTTTGTGATGCTGTTGTATTTGCTTTTAAAGAACACATACCTATTGCAGTATTACTTGCACCTGTTGTGTTACAAGCTAAAGCAAAGTAACCAAATGCTGCATTGTTATCTGCTGTAGTATTTTTTCTTAAAGCATTATAACCAAAAGCTGCATTGTATTCTCCTTCAGTATTATCTCCTAAAGCTGTTCCACCTACTGCTGTGTTCTGGTCGCCTATTGTATTATCTGCTAAAGCACCACAACCCACTGCTACACTATTAGAAGCTGTTGTGTTAGCTGTTAAAGCACCTAGACCTACTGCGGTATTATTATTACCTTCTGTATTTGCATCTAGAGCTTGTCTACCAATTCCTGTATTAAATGTTCCTGTAGTATTAACTGCCAAAGCACCTACTCCAAGTGCTGTATTATTTGAAGCTGTTGTGTTAGCAGCCAATGCACCGCAACCTACTGCTACAAGGTTAGTACCTGTTGTATTAGCACATAAAGAATTAAAACCAACTGCTGTATTATTTGATGCTGTTGTGTTATTGTGTAGTGACATACTACCAATTGATGTGTTGTAACAACCTGATGTATTAAGTGTCATTGCATTTTCACCTAATACTGCATTACAACAACCTGTTTCATTTTCTCTTAATGAACTTTCTCCTATTGCTGTATTATCAGAACCTGTTGTAGTATCTCTCATAGAGTTTCTACCTACTGCCGTATTTGATCCAGCAGTTGTATTATTTGCTAAAGCATCACACCCAACTGCTGTATTGTTAGCACCTGTTGTGTTATCAACTAAAGAACAAAAACCAACTGCTACATTACTACCTGCTGTTGTGTTAGAGGATAAAGCTGATTTACCAACAGCAACATTGTTTCCACCTGATGTATTTGCTGTAAATGTTTGAGCACCGATTGCAGTATTACAACCACCTGTATTTGTTACAAGAGCAGCTGAACGACCAACTGCTACGTTAAAATCCCCTGTTGTAATTGCTGTACCAGCTTTACTTCCTATTGCTACATTATAATTACCATCAGCTTGAACTGAATCTAAAGCTGTATCTCCTAAAGCTGTGTTTTCTGTTCCTGTTGGATAGTTACCATCTAATTTTATTGTGCCACCATCTGTAGAAAAATTACCAGCGTTAGTTATTCCGTCTGTTGTAGTATTGCCATCAACATCTAAGTCTGCAGTAACATTTACATTATTACCAAATGTAGCTGCGCCAGCAGCTGACATATCTAAAGTTAATGCTGTAACAACAGATCCGCCATCATTACCTTTAAATTTAATATCTGCGTCTGATACTTCAGATTTAAACTCCATGTTATTAGAAGCTTGTTTTATATGACCAAATTTTGTACCATCATCTTTAAAATTAATATCAGCACCACCAGCATCTAAATTAATATCTCCAGCAACATCAATTGTTAAATCGCCAGCATCACTTATTGTGCTTCCAGATAATGTCATGTCACCAACAGTTAAATCTGCTGGAAGTGATACATTACTACTTGCATCTTCTATAACTGCTTTTGTTGCAGGTAGAGTACAGAATACATCTTTTGTACCTGCTGAAAAGTCTACAGCGTTGTTTGAGTTTGATGATGTGATTATAGTTGTTCTTGCTAATGCACCTGCTGATACAGTTCCAAGACCAACTTCGAATTCTGCGTTTGCTTGATTAACGATTGCGTAATAAGTTGTGTTAGTGTTTCCTATTGCACTAGAAAAAGTTTCAAAACCTTGAACAGCTCCTGCTAAAGTTAATGTACCCGTACCTGTAGTGGTAGAGGTTTCTCTTACTCTGTCATGTACAATTAATGCCATTTAATACTCCTATCCAGAGATTCTTAATATAGCTGCTGAAGTTGTAAACGCTGGAAATACAACTGTAAAAGTTCCTGATGTGCTAGTTTTATCTGCTCCAAAATCTAAAACTGCAACAGCTGCATTAGTTGTAGCTGAAGATGTGTTATAGATTAATGCTCCTCTTGCTGTGATTGTCGCTGACGTAAAAGACAAATCTGCAAAGTCAACAATAGCTACACCCTTACCAGTTCCTGTACCGATAGAAGTTCCGTTGTTAACTAAAGCTCCGCCACCTGCTGAATAAGTTCCAGTGTTACTAACTTCATTACTTGAAGCGTAAGCTGTAGTAGTTGAGTTTAAAGATGCTGAAGAAGTATAAAGAGCTAATTTAAATTTATCACCACCTGATTGTTTAAAGTTGTGATCTGCTTCTAGTAGTTGTTTTTTAAAAGCGTTTGCAATTGCTTGTGTTATAGCCATAATATATCTCTTATTTTCCTCCGACCCGAGGAACACCTGATTGGTATTCATCACGTCTTCTTCTTCCCATTTGTTCTGTAGCGTATCCCTGTATTGCTGATTTGTATTTACCTTCGTATAGTTGAAGGAGATCTGCAGGGCCTTTTAAAAAGCTAAAAGCTTCGACTAAACATGCATACAAAAGTCCGTTGGGAAAATACTTACTTAGGTATGTAGTTGTATTTGTACTCGATAAGCCTGGATCTTTCAAGATATAATTGACTTGAAGCTGGTATGTTGAATTAGGAGTTGGTGCTAAAACCATTTTATCATCCTCCCACATACCATAGTATTTAGGTTCTCCAGTAACCCCTGTTGAATTAAATTCTGACATAAAACTTGTATCTCTAAATTCTAAAAAATTTCTCGTGGATCCCGAACCACCATTTACTATTTGAACAGATCTTATAACTAAAGCATCTGCTGGAGTAGACATAAATCGGTCATTAGTAACTAAATTAGCTGTAGCATATCTTCTATTACTATCCGAATCAACATCTCTATAAATTCTCCATTCTGCATCTTCAATAAAACCATTAACAATAGTAGAAGTTAAAACATTACTATCTACTTCTGTATAGTCACTAATTTTTTGTACTAATTCTGCATATGTCATTATTCAGAGTTTCCTTTATATTTTCTACGTATTTTTTCTGCTTTATCAGGTCTAGCTTCTTCATACATTTCAAGATGAGGATCTTGTTTTTCAGGTGTAAATATATTTTTAATCCAATTAATAAATTTTTTAATCATGGTGATATTGTTATGGGACCTATTGAGCACCCATAGCCTCCTCCTTTTACATTTCCTGTTGTAGCAGTATCTGTATTAACTGTAAAGAAGAAGAAATTTGACAAAGCAAAATCTGTCGTAACTCTTATTCCATTTTGAAATAAACCAGTTGTTATTGCATATCCGGACCCTTGACCTATATTTGCACCTGTAATTCCATCAAAACTAGGAATAGTTGCATAAGCAAAAACAGGGTTAGTAGATGTTCCTGTACCAGGTGATATTGTAGGTGGACCTCTAAATAAATAAGTAGTACCATTTGTTAAACCATGTCCAGGTACGTTTACATTTAAAACACCTGACCCTGCTTGATAAGTTTTAAAACCGTTTTCGGGAATCATAACAGTTGTAATTGGTTCTGTTCTATCCGGTCTTACATTTATCAATGCAATACCATCACCACCAATTGGTTTTGGTTCAAGTTGTGGTTGCTTGGGTTCGTATTCTGTGTAATGTACAAACGCACCATTCCATTCTCTAACCATTTCTCTATATGGAAATTCCATACCTGATCTATCAGAAATTGCTTTCGAATGTTTTCCTGTTGCGTACTTAGACATTAAGTTCCTGGGTAATAAGCTTTTGGTGTAATAAATGTACTTGAAGCTGAACCATCTTCTTGTAATGCTCTTTGAAACTCATCTTCATAAACTAATTTCATAGGTTGCATTAATTGTGGAGCATACTTCATGGATAAATAATAAGCTAAACCTGCAACCATGCATGGTACAAATCTAAAAGGCATATCAGTTGCATTTGTATATTCTCCCACATCTTGAATTCTTTTTATATAATAGAAATGCATATCTTTTGATGCATTAGTAGAATCAGGAGTAGGATAAATATTAATACTAACATGATCTATAAATCTTTGAACCCAATATTGATTAGGAGTACCTTGAGAAAGTTTATTTGAAAAAGCACCATAGGTTGATCTGTCAACTTTTGTCATTGGACTATCTGATTGATCTGTTGCGGTTCTATCTGATCTTAATTGCGCTTCAAGAACATCGGATATTCCATAAACACCGTTTGGATTAGAAGTAGCACTTGTACCATCTCCAGATGATCTAAAAAATTTATATTCAGCTTGTCCTTGAACTAAATCAAGATCAAGTTCTCCTATTTCCCAATAGTGAATACCTCTGTTGCCCCATTCTTGAAGCATTATATTTAAAGAACGTCTAGCGGTTTTTAATTGATAACCAGAATAATCCAATACTCCAATTCTATCATAAGCTTCTTCTACTATCTCATCAATAGAAAAAGTTTTATCAAAAGTAGTTGTCCCAGAAGTTGTGTTAGCCATTTAGCCTCCTATTCGTAGACTTTAATCCATTCACAAACAACTGTAGCGGAATCTCCTGATGTGCAAGCTGGTAAAGTAAGATTAACATCCCCTGTGTAACTACTAGCTTTATTATTTTTTAAACCACCGAATGAAGAATAGTCATATTCCATTTCGCCATTTAATGTTTGAAAAACAACATCTGATCCACCCCATACCATTCTAATTGCATCAACAGGTGCTGTTACTGAAACGTTAAAACTAACTTTGTTAAGTCTTACTGTTTTGCAAGTTTTACCATTGTTAGTTGTTAGTCCAGAAACATCAACTATTGTAGTTGTGCCTCCTGTAGAATCAGAAACTACATTGTAGTGAGTGATTAATTTTTTTGCTCCGTCGAATACAGTTGTGTTTAATACTGTGTCTGCCATGTTTTCCTCCTTTTAAAAGGTGCCTGCATTACCAGGCACCTCGAGTTAATTTATTACGCGTCTGCGTATGGTGTTACTATTGTACCTGATCCAATCAATAAAGAATTGTGAACCATGTATGTAGCTGTATCGATAGCTGTGAAAGATACTATGCTACCAACGATTCCACCTTTTGTAGAACCATTCATAGTAATAACATCATTAGTTGCTGCTGGTACGAAAGCTTTTTTAGCACCATCATCTACACCAATTAAGATTGCACCTTTAAATTTATCAGTACCATCTGTTTTGATGTCCATATCAGTTGCAGCTGTTTCAACAAAAAAGTTAAAAGTTGCACCAATGTTATTTAAGTTATTAAAATCTGTATCACCAGCTGTTGCACCATTACTATTTACGTTGATACTTGGTAAAGTAAATTTACCGTCAGCATCATTACAAAGTAAGATTTTACCAGCGTGAGTTGCTACAGTTAAAGTTGTGTCAGCTGTTAAGCTAACAGTCATACCAGGACCTGTGTTTACAAAGCCATTTTTAGAAATGACCGGTCCTGAAAACGTAGTGTTTGCCATGTTATTATCCTCCTAGTTATTTGAATATCGTCTCTAGGCCGTCGACTATACGCGTCGATATTCAATTTATGTAGATCGGAAGAGCGTCGTGTAGGGAAAGAGTGTAGATCTCGGTGGCCGCCGTACCATTACAAAAAAAAAAAACCACCCACTGCCAGCTACACTTCACATCTCACGTCATATCATGTAACTAGATCCCTGACGTTGCCCACGCTGCCATCCACACACGTGACGTAGTTCAGTATCGCG